GACTATCAAGATGCTTAATGAGAACGGCTTCCTTTGCTACTCCGAGCCTGCCACTGGTAGTAAAGAGGTTCGAGCTGAACCTTACGCCGCAGGATTACAAGGCGGAAAGATCAAACTTCGACCTGGGCCTTGGAATAGGCAATTCATTCAAGAGCATCTTTCCTTCCCAAATGGAAAGTACGATGATCAAGTCGATAGTGCCTCGGGCGGTTTCAATAAGCTCAGTCTAAAGATCCGTAAACAATTCACCTCCGCAGTTGGAGGCAAACGAAATAACTTACTACAACTTTCTCACCTCTCCCCTGCCTTCGGGGTGATGGGAAACGGGAGTTACACTAACTAATGGCTTCACCCGTCGCACTACTCGAAAAACCAAAATCATTGGTCCAACTCTTCAGCGAGTATGTTGCCGGTGGGAACTCGGGTTGGATAGATAACTATAAGCGAACTCTTCCTAAATGGATCGACGATGCTACCGAGAACTTTGGAGATGACCTTTACGAACGAATGATGTTAGACTCTCAAGTCTCATCCGGTGTAAACGTCGTAATCCTCGGTACTATGGCTCAAGGCATCACATTTATCAATCCTAAGGATCAAGGAGATGAAGCTTATGATGAAGCCGAAGATATCCGGCAATTTATCCTTCGCTGCGTTAATCGCCTCCCGAAGGCTCTCGAGGATACCGCTACGGAATTACTACAAGCCGTTGCAGTCGGAAACAAGATCGCAGAGAAGATCTACGAACTCGCGGTTGAAGGTGAAGACAAAGGCAAACTAGTAATCAAGAACATTAAAGTTCGACCAAGAAACTCGGTAGCCTTCCTCGTAGATCCTTACATGAATATCGAAGGTATAGTAGGACTCAAACCCGGATTCGATGGAATGACTATCGGAACCGATTACATGTTCCAAACTACCGAAGAATTCTACTCCTACGCTACCTTACTACCACGAGATAAATTCATGGTCTTCTCATGGAGACCGAAGAACGAAGATCCTAGAGGAACTTCTATCATCCGGGCCGCTTATGGTCCTTGGTGGATGAAGCTTCAACTCTGGCCCGAGTTCATGAAATACCTCACTCAATTCGCTTCACCATCATTACTCGGCTTCACACCCGAACATGCTTTCGATACGGCTCAAACCGATGGTTTTGGAAACCCCATCTTAGATGATGTAGGAGACCAAATCACGATTACGCCGGAACAAGCAATGCTTAACATCTTACTGCAGTTCGTCAATTCGTCGGCTGCAGTATTTCCATTCGGCTCGTTGGTTCAACCTATTGAGATGCAAGGTAATGGAGAAGCTTTCCGATTAGCCATCGCTCAACTCGATGAACAAATCACGAAAGCTATTCTCTACCAAACATTAGCAACGGGTGAGGGTCAACACCAAGCTAGAGCCGCATCGGAAACTCACCAAGACATCCTAGATGTTCTTATCCGCTACGCCAAACTCGCTATCGCTAGATGTCTCGAAACGGACTTCGTTTATGATCTTGTTAAGTTCAACTTCGGAGAAGACGCGGCTAGAAACCTCGCTCCTCAAGTAGTTCTACCTAACTCGGAGATACAAGACTTCCCGGGTCGAGCCGCCGCCGTTGCTACACTTCACTCTACCGAGTTCTTCGCCGATGATCAAATGGCCAGCCTAGATGCTATGTTAGGTCTTAAACAACGTAACATGAAGAATTGGCTCGCCTTGAAAGACGAACAACGTCAACTAGAGAAAGACAAAGCAATGAAACCGATGGGAGGACCCGGAGGAGCTAAACGACCTCTCGGTGGAGTAGCATCCGGTATTACAGACCCCGACAGTCGTGGACCCTCCGCAGGTAAGATCGGGGATAAAACATAAACGAGGATAACTATGGCCAACAAACTTAGTTTCAACCAAAGACGACGGTTGGTTGAGACGGCACTTAGTCAAGGTGAGCAATCGTTCTACGTCTCCGATATGTACGACGATTATGCTATCTACCAAGATTGGAAAACCGATAGCACTTTCAAGATCTCCTATGAGGTCTCGAAAGACAACAAAATCACTCTTGGAGAACCCCAACAAGTTATCGCTACGACTTCCTATGAACCGGTCTTCATGGGAGAACCGATAGACCTAGAAACACTAGGAGAGGCTACCTTCTCGGGTACCAACCCTAACGACCTAGTCTATCGAACCGGTAAGATCTTCGAAGCCGGAGAATATCCCGACAAAGGATTCTCCCTAACCGAAGACGAGATGGATGCCGCGATCCAAAAATTCGAAGAGGCTCCTCTCGATATCGAACACATGCCAACGGTCTTAGACGGCCAACTCGGAAAACTCACAAAGGTCTTCCGAGGAGAAAAAGCCGGAGATCTTATGGGCACCGTCGCTATGCCTAGGTGGTTAGACGAAGCCTTACAGAAAACGGGTCGTAAGGTATCTACCACTTGGAGCAAGCTCACTAAAGAAATCAAAGGCTTGGCACTGGTACTCAATCCTCGGGTTCCTGACGCCGCTTTGATGTCCGACGTTATGTCGGCTTTCACCGCTTCGCATACAGAAGAAGGTTCCGGTAAACCTATCACTATTGCGGAGCTAGAAATAACCCTCTCAAAAGGAGAAAATATGGATCCTAAGACTCAAACTCAAACCCAGGAACCCGAAGTAGATTTCGCTGCGAAGTTTGCTGAGATGCAAGCTCAGATCGAGAAGACCAACGCAGAGAATGCTCGACTAAGGGCCAGGGACAGAGATCGCGAAGCCGAGAAGCTCGCTAAGGAAATGATCTCTTCGTTTAGGGCTCTACCCGCAGACGAAGGCAACCTCATTTCACTCTTTAGCCAAGCTCTTATCGACGATGAGACCGATAGCAAACCCGCCGGACTTGCTACCTTCGGAGTCGCTAAGACACAAACCAACCGAGTCACCGCTCTCAAGGTATTTCTAACCTCTCGTCCTTCCTTCGAGCATCTTACCAAAGAAGGCATCGAAACAAAGGTACAAGACGGTCAAATCCTTCTAAGCCGTGCAACCCCTCCTCCGGTCGACGAGGATGGTGAATCTACAGAAGAGCCGGACGACTCTAGGGTCGCAGAGCTCCTAGGCCACACGACCTTCGGGTCCGAGGTAGCCGCCTCAAGGAAGGGATAATTAGATGCCCACATCTCCCGTAATGGTCTATAGCAACCAGGCCCTTCAACCGCATATGAATCCGGACATCGCTCGGACCATGGCCGTCACCATGAAGGCCGCAGTACAGAACCTCGCTAGAGGAACTATACTCGGTCAAGTAACGGCTACAGGTCGTTACGCCGTCTACAACGATGCTCTCTCTGATGGTACAGAGGTAGCTCGAGGCATCTTGATGTACGACATCCAAGTCGCCTCAGACGGCACGATCACCATCTCTTCTACTTCAACACAATCCGGTGGTGACAACTATCAAACAACCCTCTCAATCCCAATGTTCACCAGAGGCACCTTCCTCTGCTCCGAACTCACGGGTCTGGATGCTGCAGCCTTGGTCGACCTGCACGGACATTTACTGTTCGGAACCGTCGCCAACGGAGCATTCATCTTCTAATCCGATCTCAAAGGAGACCTTATTCTATGGCTACATTCGTTTACCCGACATCTGTTGAGATGACTAAGATCGCTCAAGTAAAGATGCCAAGGTTGACTGCAGATCGGCCCATCTTCAACTTGTTTCCGATCCGCTCAGTCGACTCCCACCTTCTAAGATGGGAACAGAAAGACAACTATCTCGGCTTGCAACAGCTCCGAGGTCTCGATGGAGACCCTCTGAGGGTGAAAAGAGTCGGGACAAAGGCCTACCAGATGGAACCGGGAATCTACGGAGAATTCCAACGCATCGATGAACTCGAGCTCACTACTCGACGTCAATTCGGTACCGTTGGTACTCCTATCAAGATCGATGATCTTGTTATGGAAGCCCAAGACATCCTGTTAGGCCGTATGCTAGATCGAATCGAGTTGATCGGTTGGACTCTAGCCACTACCGGTACCTTCTCGGTTGCAGGTCCTACTGGAGGAACTATCCATACGGATACTTACTCCATCCAGACTTTTACCGCAGGTATCCCATGGGCTACCTCGGCTACTGCCGTTCCTCTCGCCAACTTCCGATCTATGCAACTCCTCTCAAGGGGTTACTCGGTTGGATTTGGAGCCGGTTCTGTTGCTTACATGAACCGCACCACCTACAATACCTTGATCTCTAATACTAACGCCAACGACCTTGGTGGACGTAGACTAGCCGGTCTAGCTCCTGTGAATAACATCGCAGGTCTCAACCAGATCTTGGCTGGAGAAGATCTCCCGGGTATCGTAGTCTACGACGAAGGATACCTTGACGACGCAGGAGCTTTCCAACTCTTCATCCCTAACAACAAGGTGGTGGTAGTTGGACAACGACCTCAGAATCAAGCTCTTGGCGAGTATCGCATGACTCGCAACGTCAACAACCCAGGTATGAAACCAGGTTCGTATATGAAAGTATTCGATCGAGGCGAGACCCAGGTTCCTCGAACGATAGAAGTTCACGTCGGCCATAACGGTGGTCCCGTGATCTACTACCCCTCTGCAATCATCGTAGCTACGGTCTAAACAACCTAGCTACCCTTTATGGGGAGCAATAAACAATGCCAACAAATCCAACTCCGGACAAGCCGGAGACAGAAACTCCTCCTGCAGCCCCTGCGAATACTATGGGCTCAGGAGAACCCAATCCCAAGACCGACAAGCCCCGTCCTCCTGCGGCTAACCCAGGAAACGATCCTGCTGTCGGACCTACTTCTGAAGATGTCGAAGAGGCACCGAAGAAGAAATCCGGAACTCGTTATGTAGTCACCGGTACTATGCTCAGCACAGAGAATCCAGAAACCGGAGAGAACCTTCGGAAGGATGATGTAGTCGGAAAGGAAGTCTTCGGAGAGTCTTTCCAACGCTACAAGGACCTCAAGGTCATCCGCATCTGGACCTCTGCTGACGAAGAAGCTGCTGCCGAAGCTCGTGGAGAGGTACTACCCGAAGAGGAATAACCGATGACCATCACCGCCACACAACTTAAGACTTTCTTAATCACAAGGGTCGGTGATCTACCCGGTGGTCCTGTCGACCTCAATATAGAGCTCATCTGGGAGATGCACAGTGATAAAGCAAATCTCGGACCTCTAATGCAATTCCGGTATGCTTTGGTCGAAGCTATCGATACTATGCTCGGTAACAAGAAGGAGTTGTATATCAACTTCATGACCGACCGAGTCACCATCGATAACTCCGACCAAAGAGATACCTTGAACAAGCTTCGAGATGCTACCCTCGCTCAAATCAAGATGGTAGAAGGACGGGCTTCTGCCGCTAGAGGTGGAGCTATCGGAGCTATTACTACAACTACACCCATACAGTCACCGACTGCAGGAATCTACCAACCCGAAGATCCCTCGGCTAGAATCTACCGTGGTGATCCATACTGGCCCAGGGAATAGCTATGCCTATCGAATATCCTCTCTCCGTCCGGCAATCCGCATACTTCTCGTCACAGCTTGAAACTATGGCCATGGATGTTGCCGGTACACTCTGGAGAGAAACCATCGTAAACGGATCAGAAGGTGAAGAGACCGTCTTGGTACAGCAAGGTGGTCAAATCTTTGCTTATATGTCTCCATCGATGAGAAGACTCGAAGAAACCGATGCACCGGGAGCTACAACAAACGTAGGTTTCTGGGAACTAGGACTTCCTTTCGACTTCGATATCCGAGTAGAAGATCAATGGCATGTTATCAATCATCTAGGTCAGTTAGAGGTCTACCATGTTAAGGCTACCTTCCACTCACCCAGTCATCCTCTCTGGATCATGGCTGTAGCACTGAAGGTCTCCTAATGTCGGACAACGGTTTTAATATGGTCATACAGCTAGACTTCGGTAATATCGACGGTCTAGCTCGTGATGTTGAAAAAATCATCTTTACGGTGATCTCTAAAGGTGCTAGAACAATCGCCGGTAGAGCAAGAGAAAAGGTACCTGTAGATACCGGAGCTCTCAAGGCTAGTATCTACGTCTCGAATGAGAAGGGTTCTTCCTATAACTTTGCTTTAGCCGGAGCTCAAAAACTAAGAACATTCGACACGGCTCCAAATGCTAGGGTTGGAGCGGGAAAAGGTTCTATAGTAGTTGGAGCTGCTGCACCCTATGCGATGGCTGTAGAAATGGGACACCACACTCCGGGTGGAGGCTTCTATCCGGCTCGACCTTACCTAATTCCTTCGGTTTATGAGACTGTCCCTGAGATCGAGATGGAACTTAAGGACGAGATCGAAAACTACCAAAATCGTGGAGATGACTGGGAACCATGATAGAAACAGCCACAGCGGAGAAATGGATATTCGATACAGGTACTACTGATGCTATCATGATAGCTTTAGTAGGCACTCGTTGGTATAATGAAGGAGGTCCGCAAGGAGTCACATATCCTTACGTCCTCTATTCACACTATGCTAGTAATCCTGACACCCTGGGCATGGGTGCTAACCGAGTATTGGCTAGGTTGGAATACATCATCTGTGGAATAGACAACAGTCGGTCTTACACTCGGCTTACCCCGATTGCTAACCAGATCGATGAACTATTCAACATGAAGGGTAGTATCGTAATCCCGGGCTACGGGATGATCCTTTACTCTCGGAGATTCCAACCCTTCAAACTAGCCGAAGATCTTGATACTGTAAACTACCGTAGGCTAGGTGGTCGGTATCAGATAGATGTCGTTCCAACATAAGGAGATAATAAATGGCTAATCATGCAAAGGTTGCTCAGGTACTCCAGTATGCTGTAGAGGTTACTGAAGGTACTACCTTAGCAGCTACAAAGAAGTTTCCTTCTTTGATGATCGAGTTCAACCCGGAGGTGACATTTAACAAATATCGCCCTTCCGGATCTAAGTGGACCACGGTAGTCATCAAAGGTAAGGACTATACGGTTGGTCCCTTGTCCGGACCAATTACCTTCGGTGAACTACCGATCCTTCTTTCTTCAATCGTCAACTACGTTCTACCTGTCACCGCTCTCGGTATCACTACGTGGATTAATGCTCCATCATTAGCCGCCCAAGATACTTCCAAGAGCTTCACCTTCGAATGGGGAGATGCGACCGCCGGCTTTGAAGTCTCTGGTACATACCTCAACGAACTCACCCTTACCTTCAACCGAGAGAAGGCAGAACTATCCGGATCATGGGTTGGACGTAAAACTCTAGTAGGACAAGCAATCACCAACGCTCTACCTTACATCGAGAACGTTCCCGTCTCACCCGCAGGTATCAACGTCTATCATGGTACTTCGATGGCTAACGTAGTCACGGGTACCAAACTCACCTCGGCCAACACAGAAGCTTTCGAAGCCGTCTTCAAACTCGGCAAGAGATTTGCTCCCTACTGGCCCCTAGATTCTTCTCTTCCTTCATTTGGAGGTAGGGTAGAAGATGTACCCGAGGCAACCTTCTCTCTCAAGCTGAAGGCCGACGTATCCGGCTCTGACTGGGTAGCTCCCGTAACCGTCGCTAAGATGGACGCGGGTACAACCTGTTGGTTTAGGGTTGAATGCATTGGTCCTGTACTAGGTGCTTCAACCTATCTCATGAACCTTATCGTGGCTGTCAAGGTTATCAAGGCTTACAAGTTCACCGACATTGATGGAGCTCTCCTAGGCTTGACTTGGGACTTCGAAATCGTAGACGATGGTACGGCTGCCTTCCCCTTCCAGTTCACAACCCAAAACGCAACAACCGGTCTCTAAACCTCACCAACATCACCAACTGTCTCTCTTCCTCCTGCCCTCTATTTCTATTCGGTTTGCTCCCCGAGTAGAAGTAGGGGGCATCGAGGTTGTGTTTAAAGATCTATATCATTACAACGTATTTTATACCCTTAGGGATTATACAGGGGATATAATTGTTGGGCCGTACGTGCCTGTACAGGGCCAAGGAAAACCGATTAAAATCGACAAATCCCCTGATAGGTTTAATCAGAATCTTGTCGGTTATAATAAACCTATCAAGTTGGGCTTAGTAAGCCTCTAAAATCACATAAGGAGCAATGTAAATGCCGCTAACTCTCGCACGGATGGAAGAGATTCTACCCTTAGTTACCGCTGACGTCTTCGGTAACGAGGAATTCAAGGTTGTATACTTTCCCTCAAGACTTTCGAAGCCTATGTTGGAAAGAGTTCAAGCTCTCGCCGATGACCCTAAATGGGAAGTCAAGGCAGATTCAAATACTACGTTTCTATTGGAGCTCATAGATTCGTGGACCTGGGCAAAGGCTGATCCTACTGATCCTACAGGTATCAAACTCTTGGTTGAGAATGGTCAAGTACAGATGGAAGAAGTCAATGCGGAGAACCTCTCTCGTCTCGGGTTTGCAATCCAGAAGAAAATAGCTAAGGCAATCAACGTTAGCTATGGAGAGTTCATGTCTGAGGGGGAAGAATCAGGCGTATCATCCGAAGAGCCGTCGCAAGCGGGCAAGGAACCGATATCGATTGGTACGCCTATTATGTCTCCTCTGACGGAAACCGGTGTAGCCCCTGGGAACTAATGGGGTTCCCCCGAGAAGCTCCTGAGATAATCAAAGAACTTTGGTTCTGGTATGTCTTATGGGCGAAGGCCGGGGAAGCAGAAGGATATAACCTCAAATCGGACTGGGACAAACAAAAGCCTGGGGGTTTAAGTGGCTAGTACTTTCGCAACGTTAAACATACTACTCACTGGAAATGCCACCGGGGCCGTAACTGCTCTCAATCAAGTACAACAGAAGGTGCAGTTAGTTGAGAAGACGGCAATAGCCGCCACTATCGGACTAACTGCACTTGGTCAAGGTATTAAACAAATCGGTCAAGCTGGTACTGAGTTCGCCGGCAATTTTATTAATGCTGCGGTTGAATGGAACCATCGGTTGATGGAACTCCAAAATAACACCGGAGTCACTACCCAAGTTCTCGGAGAAATGAATGCAGGCATCATGGAGATTGCCTCTCGCTCGAATGCGTCATTTCCAGAACTTACCGAAGGTATGGAGAAGATTAGAGACCATGGCTTCTCCGCAGCAGATTCTATTACGATCCTAGATCGAGCTATGAAGGCTGCATCTACTACCGGTGAAGGAACCGGATCTGTAGCTGCCCTTATCGCTAACACTCTACACCAATACAAGTTAGAAGCCTCTGAAGCAGCACACGTTACAGATGTCTTGATGTTGTCTGCCCAGAGAACGAACGCCACATTTGCTGAGTTCGCAGAAAACGCTAACGTAGTATTAGCTCTAGGAGCCAACCTCGGTGTAAATTACACAGAAGTAGCCGGAGCCCTATCTGCACTTGAGAAGAACGGATTTGGAGCCTCTGAAGCCCAGACTCAAGTAAAGAACATGCTCACCCACATTATCCACCCTGCTGCTGAAGCTAGAGATGAACTCGAAAAACTAACTAAGGCAACAGGAGTTGATCTAACTAACGCATTCACCGCTACAGGACTGGAATCTCTAGGTCTCAAGGGAGTTATTGACAAACTACGAGAAGCCTATAAATCG